TCGCCTACATGGGAGACATTCTATCCTTCTACGGTGACAGGCTAACTCAGGAAGCGTATCTACCAACAGCTACTCAGAGACTCAGCATTCTGAATATCGCTCAGCTTCTAGGATACGTGCCTACAAACGGTTCACCAGCTACAGGTACGGTTACTCTTCAGAATACAACAGCTAATCCAATCACAGTACCCGCTGGCACTCAGATAGCTACTAGCTTCCTTACTGCTGCTGATGCTCCTATCATCTATCAGATAACATCTAACGTAACTGTGCCAGCTAATAGCACCGCTTCAGCCAATCTTTCACAGGGACTAACTTATACTTCAGTAATTTTGGGAGTGTCAGATGGAACAGCAGGCCAGGAATTCGAAATCCCGCAAGCTGGTGTCGAAGATGGTACTGTTACTGTATATGTATCAAGCGCTCAAAGCCCTATTAAATGGAATCAGGTAACGTTCCTAGTAGACTCTGATGCTGACGCACAGGTGTTCTCAGTATCCGTTGACCAGAACAACATTACTAGCGTGCAATTCGGCGACAATATTAATGGTGCCATCCCTGGTATCGGACTAACTATCACAGCTACGTACACAGTAGGTGTGGGTTCCCTGGGAAATCAGGGAGCGGGTCTAGTTGGTGCTATTGTTAATCCTATTGCCGGAATAGTAGTGCCATTCCAGTCAGCAGGAAGCTCTCTCTATCAGTCATCAGCTATGACAGGTGGTTCTGATCCTGAGACTAACGACCAGATCAGGGCTAACGCACCACTAGCTTACACAACTCAGCAAAGAGCGGTTTCCCTGGCAGACTACGCTAACTTGTCCCTGCAAGTTCCCGGTGTTCTAGTAGCTAATGCTATAGCTAATCACGCTACTAGCGTTACTCTGTATGTCCTTGGTCCTAACTACCAAGCTGCTAGCTCTGGATTGCAGAATAATATACTATCCTATTTTGCAAACAACAGGACTCTGGCTGGTACAACAGTGACTATCGGAACACCAGCACTTATACCAGTAGACATTGGTTCCTCTGGAAATCACGTACAGCTACAGGTTATGACAAACTACAACCAGGGTGTAGTCGTAGCCAACGTAACGACAGCCTTGCAGTCTCTACTGTCACCGCCAAACTCTCAGTTCGGCCAGCTTCTTCAGGTGTCGTCTGTGTACAGTACAATTATGAGTGTGCCTGGTGTTGCTTATGCTGTAGTTAATGTTATGACCAGAGAAGATATTACACAGACTAACACTAATCCTATTCAGTTCCGCCAGTCCGAAATCCCGGTGGCTGGTACAATGTATATTACCGCTTCGGGAGGTATCCTATAATGACAGCAGTTCAGTCAATTTATCCTAATGGTATTTTTACCTGGACGGACAGAGTAGATCAGGTTAGCATAGACTTTGCTAATGACTCTAACTCCCTAGCCTCTGAGATTATCTCGATTGAGGGAACGCTAGGAACAACACCAGAAATTGAGCCTCATCCTCCTTACGGTAACGCGATTACTTATGCCACAGTTAGTTCTCGTATCACTGACGCGATGAACAACAGTCAGATGATTGTGTGCTCTTTGACTAATCCAAAGATTACTCTGCCTAATAACACAGTTGGTCAGCTTAACACGTACAACCTGAGCTACGACCCATTCAATATGTTTAACGGCGTTGACATAACTATCCCGGCTAATGGATGGTGGCTAATCACAGCTACCCAAACATGGTCTGGCTGGGAAGACGGTTACAGCCACTTCAGTCTATGCCTAAACGGAACAAGTAACATCATCGCTGATGATCTTATCAACTGGGAATTCCCCGGCAACAACACAACTGCTGGACTTCCCGGCAGATGGCAGCAGTTTGGGGCTAGGTCTATTTCTACCGCTATTACGTGGCAAGGACTAGCACATGCTGGTGACAGATTCAGCGGCCTGTCCGAGAACGGTACTTCTAATGCCGCTCATGTGGTTACTAATCTTACAATGAAAGCTAGTATGCTCCGCAAAGTAAGCGGAACCTTTACTTCAGGATAACAATGGCTGTTTACGGAATTACCAAGTACGGCACAGACGTATACGGTTACGACTTTCCTCCTGCGTACAGAGTTGATCCTTTTGCTGCTATAGCAACTGACTACAGCACAATCTCTCTGTCATGGACACAACCTGTGGGTACGATTCAAGCCTATAGGTTAGTTCGTAATCTCTACGGTTATCCTGTTGACCAAGACGACGGCGAAATTCTTATTGATTCTCTGAGCTACCCCGGCTCTCAGTACAAAGACGCATCAGTAGTTCCTGGTACGTATTATTACTACGCCATATATGTTGCTACCAACCTGTCAACATACACATGGGTTAGATCAGGATGGACAGCTTGCCTGGCGATTAAGAACTTCGATTCCTACCAGACTATGTACGACCTGATCCCTGAGTATTACATCAGCACTACAGGTTCGGGTGACGTTCTAACTCAGAACAATGTGACCAACACGGCGCTGAGTCAGTTCATGCAGGTATTCGGCTGGGGAATGGACCTTATCAAGACACAGTACAACACCTATCTTGATGTCAACGATCCCTGGAAAATTCCTCAGAGTCAGCTTTACAATCTCGGTCAGCAGATGGGATTGAATATCAATCCTGATATACACCCGTACACCTTGCGTAAGGCCATTCAGTACAACGCTACAGTCAACCAGTACAGAGGTACGCACGACGGAATACAGACAGAAGTTTCCGCTCTGACAGGATGGAATATTGATCTTCAGATAGCAGCTAACTTCATGCTAAATAACGATCAGTCAGCATTCATCGACCCTGTTTATCCTGTCTGGTCAGCCTACATTAACTACGCTCTCAACGAACGTGTTATGTATGGCAACTACTGGTACAAGTGCATTCAGGCTTCAGGAAATATTGGTAACGCCCCTACTGGTACATCTGGTAGCAATACTTGGTGGCAAGCGGTTCTAGGTGTCAATGACAACACAGTCCTTCTTAATCCCCTGACTGGAAATCCTAATACCTGGGATGTCTTGTATCCATCTGCTACTAATGGCGCTGCTGCGGCCAACTCTATCTATGAGACTATCGGAGTAGCCAATCCTACCTCTGGTTCGATGTTTAACTACAACAGCTTGCAGGCTATTAACAACGGATCAGCGCAGAATGTGTGGCTAAGATCAATCGCCAGAACAACTGCTGACTTGCTGACAACCACAACAACTTTCGCTCCGAATAAAGATCAGGTAGTTGGAGATGGTATTCCTGTACCTTACTCATCACCGTATCAGCAGTGGACATCAGCTTCATGGGTTGACACAAACCAGATAGTTACGTACAACAATCAGCCGTTCATAGCTCTGAGACAATCACTGAATGAGATACCGCCTTACTCTACAATAGGTGTAGCAACAACCGACTGGGCACCATTAAGCTTCGATCCAAGATACAGAATTTGCATCAGTGCGTACTGCACAGGTTCAACAGCCATAGGTGTTACACCTTTCGTTGAATGGTATGACTCACAAGGTAACTTCATCACCAGGATTTTCGCCAGGACAGCTACTCCTGGTGTCGTAGCTGCTCCCGCAAACCTGGCATTTGATTCCTTTACTACGAACGTTAACGGTACTATCTCTGGTCGTACAACAGATGACGGAACCTACACTTGGTCACAGCAGGCAGGCACATTCCAGATTTCCCCAGTCAATAATGGAAGCGTTTATCCTCAGACTCTAGGCCAGAGAACTTATGCTCTTATAAACTCAACAGCTAACACACAAGTTGGCGTTACGTTTGTAACAGGACCACAAGCAGGACAATCACAGGGAATTATCTGCCGCTGGATGAATGATACTCACTACATCAGGGCAGACTGGACAACACTAAGGACAAATAATGGTGGCGTATGGACAACTCTCGGAACCTTCTCATCCGCTTTCGCAGCAGGAGATAGAATGGTTATTCAGCTTAATGGAACCTCCATTGTGGTACTCAAGAATGGTGTCTCAGTTCTATCCACTACAAGTTCCTTTAACCAGACAGCAACCTACCACGGCATGATCGTTGAGAATACATGAGCAATTACACAACTAACTATTGCCCTAACCCGTCTTTCCAGCTTGGGCTTCAGGGTTACTCAAGCATACTTAATGGTGTTCTGGTTCTTGATACTTCCAAGAAACTATTTGGTGCTGCACAATCGCTGAGAGTTACAACTCCTGGTTCCCATGCTGGTGAAGGTGTTATCACTGCTGGTGGTGTGATACCTACTAACTCTGTGTCAAGCGTTAGCTTGTACATTCAGGGTGCCGGTAGTGTACAGGTCACTGCTGTTACAAATCCCGGTGCGGTAGTTCAAGGTAGCACGCCTGTCACCCTGGTTAATAACTCCTGGCAGAGAGTTGTTATTAACAACATCTCTTGCTCTCCCGGTCAGAAGCTTTATCTTACTGTAACAACCTCATCAGTACAAGCAGCAACGTTCTGGATTAGCGGCATTCAAGTAGAGGCTAGCTCTCCTGCTCATCCATATTGTGATGGTGACCAGCCTGGTTGTAGCTGGACAAACACAACACCATCTATATCTGTACAGCCAAATGAATATGGTGCTGATGGTGTAGGAAACTCCATCGCAACCGGCAATATAGTTAACGTACTTCAGCAGGGAGCAACCAGTTCAACTGGTGCTATCGGAGGAATATCAAAGGCACTAGGTAACCGAGTTGCTGTCGGTTCAGCCAACCCAGTAGCCGTATTTGATGACTTCAGTATCTTTCAGCTTACTGACACTGATCCTGCCCAGACATATGTTAACTTGAACAATGCGGGAACTACATCAGGTACTTCTGGCGCGTATACTAGGGTGTGGGGAACGTTCTATCCGCCACTTGATTACTATGTTTCAGGTGGAGCTAAGCTGTGGAGTCGCGCTGCTTACATGGCAGCAGGTTTCCAGTTTACTAACGTTCCCGCCTCTGGTTCTCAGAATATTGCGGATGTACAGGTAGAACTTCTGCCAATGTCTTCATCTACACCAGTTACATACACGCTGCCAAGGCAGCTTAACACTATTGTTAAGCCAGACAGGCTAAATTTCTGCACCAACCCTAGCTTCGAGACAAGCACAGCTAACTGGACAGCGAATGGTGCTGCCACTCTAACCACAGACGCAACTGTTTCGCTGGGTACTATCCTGACATATGACGATGTAGCTTCAGGTAGTAATCAGAGTATGAAGATTACTATTACGGCTTCAGGAGATGGATGCCAGACTGTAATATCTAATCTGATTGTAGGAAACACCTACACCGTTAGCGCTTACGTGCAAGCTGGTCCCGGCATTGCAAATATTTCGCTGGCTTGCGGAAGTGGTTCATCCTCAGCTTCTAGCTCAGGTTCTCCCTACGGTTCTGGTATGTACGGACTGGTTCCTTATGGTGGTGTTACGCTAACAGGATCAGACCTGACAACAGGTGTATGGTTCCGTCCTACTTTCCAGTTTGTTGCAACAGCACCTTCTCACACTCTGGTACTAACCTTTGTTCCCGGCGGCGATATTGTGTACAATACTCATATCTGGGTTGACGGCGTGATGGTAGAACTGGGTGCAGAAGCACTTACATACTTTGACGGAGGGTTCGGAGCTAACGCATTCTGGGAAGGAACAGCGAACCTGTCTCGTTCGTACTACTACGATCAGTACTACGTGAAGCAGCAGGCAGTAACGAATGTACTGGCTAAGCATACCCCGCTTGGAATCTCGTACTCAACACCCGTATTCAGTGTGCCTTATACACAATCTTAGGAGCTTAATTGATAGCACAATTTGTAATTCTATCCTTTGCTACGCTGATAGCCTGGCAGATTCTCAAGTCAGTAGTCTGGTTTGAAATCTCCGTCAGGTTGTCCACGTTCGTAGTACTACTGCTGGCATATGCAGGTACGTACCTGATGAACAGCCCGTCTATAGTCATGGCCCTTGCAGCTACAGGAGGCTGTGCTTTGCTATTCAGATACGGTATTGATCCTGAGTCCATAAGACCGTGGAAACTGCCAGCGCCCAAGCCAAACGTACCGACTTACAGAGCTACTACCCGCAAGAAATCAGGGTTGGAAAAAAGAGTCCCGAGCCTCTAGACAGACGGCGCGGGATATGATAGGGTGGACAGACTAGCCGCAGACAGGGGCGACCCGTCAGGAGGTAACATGGAAACAAGATTTGAAATGGTGGCGGCAGTAGCAGGGTATGGCCTTGCTAGTTTCGATGATATGGACGCCGTTCTAAACTGGTATCTGCCAGAGGAATGCTTCTTGCTAATCCATGAGGGCGAGCTACATAAAAATGCTGGCCTGCGAGCAGTTCAGTCATGGTGTGACGATGTTAACCAGGAGTACTCTCGTATAAAGTACGACTCAAACGTGATTGAAAATCTTCTTTCCTACAAGGATAAGGCTGATTCTCTATCGCTGATCGTGCTTGGGGTTGAGGGTAACACGGAGATTATTCGTGAAGCCTGGGACAATAACATTGAAGTAGCAGACCTGACAAGAGCCATGTACATAGTCCAGCAGGGCATCGACTTAGAAGTGGCCCTACGCGAGCCTGTGAGCCACGCTCACGAGATTTCAGACGGTCTAGGGGGTAGAGGTAGCCTAGAGATCTTCGCCCCGCAGAATGGCTCTGAGGACCGTACAGGGAATGTTCATCTTCATAAGCCTTATGAGGCTTGTTATGATGATTGTCCTGAACCTCATTACTCTGAAGAAGATGCCGAGAAAAGATCAGCGGAATGGAATGCTCAGGGTATTGAAAAGGCTAGAACGAGCCTGCCATCAGAGCAAGATCCGTTAATTCAGATGATGAAGAAAGCTGAGCCTCTATACTCAGCGAAAGAACTAGAGGAAATTGTGGCAGGATACATTAGGGCGCACGAAGAGAGATACCATACCCCTGAAGTGGCTCATAGAAAAGAACATATTGTAGCGTCTGTAGCCGGTGAAGATGATGACACCATCAGTAAGATGGATAAGGTCAGATGCATCATGGGTAAAGACGGCATCGCAAAAACAGCACCAAGGCGACAGCCAAAGCCGGGTGAGAAAGTGGTGTGGTTGTCAGCAGAGGAAGTGACGGAATGATTTGGAGTGTGTTAATATTCCTGGCGGTGTGGTTATTCATATCAATCCCGATAGGTATATTCCTTGGGAAGTTCATGAAGATAAGAGGACCAGGAGATTAAAAGCGGAGAGGGGACCGGAGGACTACTCAACTCGACGGTCCCCCTCCTATTGTACAAAGTTAGGAGGGAGAACTTTGTACACCTTTATAGTAACACACGTAACAGGAGGTTGTCAAGTGGATGCTGCACAAATTATTAAATACACCCGTCAGTACCTAGACGGCTGGGAACATGTAGAGGAAAACGTCAACTGGCCCGAAGGCACGCTTGGTAATGACAACACAGCCAGGACCGGGATGTTTCTAGCCGGGCTTTTGCAAGTGGTCAAAGAGATGTACGATGAGTACGAGAGGGAAGAAGATGCAGAAAGGCGATCTAAGCAACTCAGTAGCACCTAGACACGTAGTTGTATTTGAGGGCGGAATTGCTACTCTCCCATTAGTGAATGCCTCTGACTTTGATAAGGCCATGAAGCGCAAGAGATACTGGGAGGCTATTAATTTCTGGGAGTGGAACCCCCACGTTCTTGGTCAGATAGAGAGAGTCGTAAGGACTATGGGCGTGAACATAGAAGTCTGCACATGGATAAAGTCAGATGAGTACGCCGGATTTGCGATGGCTATAGCTGACGAGCTAGACAAAATAAATATACCTGTGCGGTCTGTCTGGGAGTCTTCTCCTAACGAGCTAGCGAGAGCGCTAGCTTACATCAATGACATAGCGTGCATATACGACCCTGATCCTGCCCACGTCTTAACGTTCGGTAAGAGAGGGGTATATTTAACTTCGCCTAATCAGATTGGCAGGGGCTGACAATGACAGAAGAAAAACTTAAGGAAGCACTTCGAGTAGCTATTGAAATAATGTACGCTGAAGCGGATGAAAGCTGGGATAGTGGTAACACCCCGTTGTTCATGTATAAATCAGGATGGAAACACGGACTAGAGTTTGTGCTAGAGCGGATTGAATCTAAGGAGGAAGAATGAAAACATTAGTAAGTGAGAAGACTGACATTTTCGGTGAGAAGTACGGGCCAGGAGATGTTGTAATGTGGTCACCAGCAGGTCGTATAAAGTTCGGAGAGGTAGTCAGGTTTACTGCTTGCGGAACTACTGTATACCCTCTGACTCTCAAGGGCAAGGAAATGTCTCTGGTGAGAGTGACTAGAACTATTTATATCGACCGCAGAACTGGTGCCAGGATTCCTGATACGTTGGGATACCTGCACACGCCAACAGGTAAGTTCTATACTTACGAAGATAGACTTCAGGAATTCGGTGTCGTAAGATATGTTAGTGCCGAAAGCAGTGTATTTAAGTACGTCACCAAGGCGTCAACAATGACTGATGTTGCAATAGCTATTGAAGTGTATGGTTATCCTGTAACTATTCAGAATTATGTCAACGTAGTCAAGTGCCCAGTAAATCCAGTGAAGGAAGAAAATGGGGAAGCCGAGTAAATTAACTGGTCGCGGGCAGCAAAGTACCCGCGTTCTGTACGACAGGGATAAGATGCCAGAGGGATTAGACCCTGAAATCTGGCATCTTACTTTGTTTTTTGAGCAGGTAGGGGAATCTGTTGGTGCTTCCACAACCGGAAGGCCAATCATCTACACTGAGCTAAGCAACAGAATCAATGCGTCCAATGTCAGGGTGAATTTCATTCACTGGCCTGACATCATAGAAGATATGATCGACCGCTACTGGTGGCACGAATGTGACCCTAACAACAGCAGATATGCTATCAATGATTTCTGCCGAATTGATGTGTTCGATTCTCTGCTAAGGTGGGTATCCGAGACAAGGGAAAGGCAGTTGCTCATTGACTCAGGTACGAGGGTAACTCAGCCTGATCCTGACCTGCATGAATCACGTCGTAGTGAGGAAGATTCCATAGCTTCGGAGATAATTAACAAGAAGTATACAGAAGATGAATTAAGAGCAATTATGGAGAGGTTCAAGAGTGAACGTAGGTCGAGTATTAGTTAGTAAGATTCTTACAGGAGGTAATGTAATACCCGTTATTGATACTGGGTTTACTAGTACCTGGCTGAGAGGAACGGGAACCGGGTCTGAAGTTATCTTTGCAGATATCGACAGGCAAGCTTACTCTTGGATTCTGAATCACTGGGGTAAACATCATACTACTCCTAGCATTGAAATATTCCGAGAACATTTCCCCGAAGAGATTTATCCGCTCGATACTAGCTCATCTAGTATTGAGGAAATTATAGACCTAGCTCTTGAAAAAGTAAACAGCTACCTGATGTCCGAGATTATCGGCAAGGCGATTGACCTGCATGACAGCGGTAACGTTGAGCGTGCAGTAGCCTATCTTCAGGCTGAGTCCATGCGTATAGGAACAGCGCTGAGAGTTAAGGCAGACAGAGCAGATAACCTTGGTGATGTTGAGTTTGACCTTGAAGAGTTTATCTCCAAGGAAATAACACCTGGCGTTCCTATGGGACTTTACCCCGTTGACGAGGCGTTTTTTGGTTTTCAGCCCGGTCAGCTAATTACTATGCTTGGAAGGCAGAAGTCAGGTAAGACTACTCTGATGCTAAACTCAGCCCTTAAGGCATGGGAAGAAGGCTACGACGTTCTGTTCTTCTCAGTTGAGATGGACGTTGAACTACTAAGGCAGAGACTTTATTCTCTTGGTGCCCACGTTAGCCCGTCAAGATTCCGCAGAGGTCATCTGAAGGACCATGACAAGGATAAGGTACGTAAATTTCACCAGAGAATGTCAGAAGATACTGATGTAAACTTCTACATATCTAAGAAGAAATCAATGATCACAGTGGACGACATCCTGACTGAAATCAGGCTGTATCGTCCTCATGTTGTGTACATTGACGGCTTCAACTTCATGCTAGACCGCGAGACTAAGAAGCTAACTCAGAACTGGGAAGCTAATGAAAATGTCGCGGCTGAGTTGAAGACCCTGGCATTGCAAGAGGGTATCGTTATCGTAACCTCTGCTCAGGTGCAGGAGAAACAGTATCATGCCAAGCACGGTATTGAAGCTTCAACTATCATGGGTGGTACAGGTCTGCTTAAGGCTTCAGACCTAGTAATCGGCGGTGACAAGGAAGGTCAGTATCATACCATTAGTTGTGTGCTTAGCAGGTATGAGTACTTCGATAACGTTGTTCTGGAAATTGACTGGGACACTATGGACTTCAACATCATTGAAGGCATGAGTATTAACTATGATGAAAGCGGAATTTAGATGGAAAGCTATTCAGCAATTGGCAGTGCAGTAAAACAGTGCTGCGTTAGTGGTACTAAAGACTGTACTTGCAGGCCCCATTGCAAGTGCATGTGCGGACCATGTGACTGCTGGGCCTGGCAATAAAGGAGGAAAAATGGCAGTTATCGCTAGCCTAAAGCCAGATGATTCATTCGAAAAGGTTATGTTTACGCTTGTAGCTATCCTGAGCGTGGTACTAGTCCTCTGGATTGCCGGAGCGATGGTGCTGCTCTCCTGAGATACCCCTAGACAGCGCTGAGAGCCACGCTAAGAGACTTTCAGCGCTGTCTAGGTATCAGAGGTAGGGTCCAGAGATGATCTTGTTAGAAAGGATTGTAGGGCGATGAGGCCAAGAGGCTTACCTTCTAGGTGGGTAAAGATTCTACCGTGGTACTACACGGAAAAGGACCAGCCAACTAGAGCAGAAGAACTAAAGAAAGCGCTGAAAGATCAAGATGAATATAGAGACGATACTGAGTGAGTTAAACCTAGACTACTTCATCATAGGAGATGAGGCTTTTGCTTCCTGTCCCTATCATAAAGACAGGCATCCTTCCTGGTCTGTGAACACAAGCACAGGATTACATCATTGTTTTACGTGCGGATTTCAGGGAAGTCTTGCGACTCTTGTATCTTTTGTGCTAGGATTACCTTTAGCGGAGGCGATTGCCTGGGTTAATTCTCGGGCTGGTATGAGCAAGGCTAAGCAATGGTTGGAATCTAAAGGATCGCAACCTCCGACAGAACTTAGACTCACTAACGCAGATTTGGCCTTGTTCATCCCGCCTCCGCTCTCAGCTTTAAATAGCAGGAAGGTAACGGAGGAAGCAGCAGAAAGATACGAAGTACTATGGAATCCTAAGAGGGATTCATGGATTTTCCCCATCAGAGAGCCAGTAGATTTCGGTCTTATGGGCTGGCAGGAGAAGAATGAACGACGATTTAGAAATTATCCAGTTAGTTGCAGGAAATCCGAAACGCTATTTGGTATACCAGTTATTACAGATGACCGCCCAGTTATCCTTGTCGAATCTCCAATTGATGCAGTGCGTTGCTTGTCTTCCAGAGCAGGAGTTGGACTTTCTAGTTACGGAGTACGAGTCAGCGATTCGCAGTTGTCCCTTATACACTCTAAATCAAGCCGTCTTATTCTTGCGCTTGACCGAGATTTCCCTGGCTTGGATGAAACAGCTAGAGTATGCCGAGAATTTAAGCAGTTACCCATATCGGTATTCAACTACGGAAACCATATGGTAAAAGACATAGGCGATCTTACTGATGAGGAAATTAGACTAGGAATTGAGAAAGCAATTCCTAGTCTACTATGGATGAGAGACTATAAAAATGGCAAGATTACCGACTACGAAGGTAGACGCAGAGGGTAGGGAATGTACTGGCTGCGGAGTATTGTAAGGAACAATGTTGTTTACAGGAGAATTAAAACCATATCAGGAAGAGCCGGTTAAAAAGTTCCTCGAAAGAGGTAACCTACTGGTAGCTTATGAGATGGGATTAGGAAAGACAGTCATAGGAATAGCCGCAGCGGAAGAACTACTCGCCTCTGGGGCTATTTCCTGTTGCGTAATTGTGTGCCCGGCATCCCTTAAGTATCAGTGGGCACAGAGAATAGCACAGTTTACTGACGCCCTTATTATTCCCTGGAAGATTAAGGGTGAGGAAATTCTTCTTCCGCTTAACACATGCATTATTGACGGGGGAAAAGCCGCAAGAGAGAAGCTTTACAAGCAAGTAGTTCCCCTGTCTCGTTACATTATCATGGGTTATGACAACGTAATTAACGACACTAACTTTGTACGTGACATTAAGCCGGGCATGGTGATACTTGATGAGGCTACGGCTATCAAGACCTTCAAGGCACAGAGAACCAAGCAGATTAAGAAGATGCTTAAGGCACCCTATCGCATGGCTCTGACTGGTACTCCCATCGAGAATCGCCCTGATGAAGTTTTCTCTATCATGCAGTGGGTAGATGAGACTGTGCTTGGCAGATATGATCTGTTCGATAAAGCTTACTGCAAGAGGAACACTTATGGCTGGGTTATCGCCTACAAAAATCTGCCTGTGCTACGCAGGAGACTGGCTACCGCCATGTCCCGTAAGAGCAGGCTTGATCCTGATGTTCGTCCGTTCCTTCCAGAAGTAGATTATTCCGAGGATTGGATGGTAGAAATCCCGCCAGCAGTGAGGAAGGTTTACAAGACTATCGCGCTGGATATGATTAAGGAACTAGACAACGTTGAAGTGTTCAACGGTTTCGATGTTCACGCATACTATTCAGGCCACGATGAGAGTACACCTTCAGGAAAGCTAATGGCAATGTACATGTGCCTGGAAATGCTGCTGGACCACCCTGACCTGATTATACATTCCGCCCAGAATGGTGCGGGTTATGCTAACTACTTGTGGCAATCAGGTATGCTGGACGACATCTTAGAGTCACAGAAACTCAACCTTGTAGTGGATAAGGTTGCAGAAATAACACAGTTCCCAGAGAACAAGGTAATTATCTTCTCGTTCTACCGGGAAATGATCAACATAATACAGGAGGAACTTGATGTCCAAAGCGTCCAATTCCACGGTGACCTTTCACCCGCTGACAAAGCTGCTGCTATCTCAAAGTTTGCTAACGATCCTGAGTGCAGAGTACTTTTGTCTAGTCACGCCGGGGCTTATGGAGCCGATCTTTACATGGCTAATTATCTCGTTAACTATGATCAGCCTTGGTCTGCTGGTAAGGCGGATCAAATCAACGGTCGTCATGTACGTGTATCATCTGAATTTTCGCAAGTCTACATCAGGGACATAATGGCTATTGATTCGGTTAATGAGTGGAAAAAAAGGAAGGTAATAAGAAAGCGCAGGATAGCTGGCGCGATCATGGACGGCGTAGGCCAAGACGATACCGGCTCAGTTGAGCTAGACGGAGACACACTCAGGGATCATCTGGCCTGGGTAATAAAATCGTGGTAAGTTTTTTCCTAGACCCCTTGACAAGCCCCTCCCGCTCTGGTATAATAGTTACTAAGGACAGAGGACTAGAGAGGGTACATTGTTATTATTTAATAATCCTCAATTAGCTGCACAAAGATATTTATTTTGTTCAGAAGAGGAAGCCAGAATAGTTTCTGAGAAAAATACTACTAGAGACTTTCTGAAGAGTCAGATTACTGACTTAGGAGAACCAGATGAGAATGGTAATATTATCTGGTATTTTGATAATCCTATTATTTCTACTAATAGTAATGACATTTATATAGGACTAATGTTACAACGTCGTGTCTCTGAGTACACTGACGAAGATGTAGTACTGGAAATCATAGACAAGTATGGTCTTAGAGACAGATGTGTACATCAGGAAGTACTAGATGTAGTAGACCTAGATGCTGTCTATGCATGTAACCAGGAGGGTGTCATCTCTGATGATGAGATTGATTCCATGATCGTAGTAAAAGAAACCTTCGCACTAACTAAGGTCAAGGGGTAATGACTTCATACTACCCTGGTTCTAAGAGACAAGCCAAAGTATACGGTGATGATTACGAAGAGTTACCACCCACAGAGACGACTACTCTGAGTAACCCTCGTAAAATGTGGCTTGCAGGTAAAGAGACTAGCTTCTACACTATAGGTGAGCTAGCAGGACTACTAAATCGCAAGCCGGTTACCGTAAGAAAATGGGAAGCTGATGGGATTATCCCAAAGGCTACGTTCATTGCACCATCTGGTGACAAGAGAGGGAAGAGAAGGCTTTACACCGAAGAGCAAATCCTCGGCTTGGTAAATATTGCCAGGGAAGAGGGAATTCTTGAGACTAATGCCTTTGGTCACTGGAAACCAGTAACGAAAACAGCCTTCAGAGAGAAGGCTATTCAACTTTTTAAGGAATTAAGTGAGACTTATACGAAGTAGAGAGCACGTTATCAACATGGGACAGTACGAGTCTGTTCGTGTTGGTGCTTCAGTAGAACTAGATATTGAATTCACGGCAGATACAGTCAGTCAGGATGTGTACGACGAAGCGGACAGGGTTTTAGCCGCTTCTATGGCTTCAGACATTCAGGAAGCAATTGATTTACTACCTCCTGGTAGTGCCAGTTACATCCTGTCTTGGAAGCAGCCAGATATTCTAGGAGATGTAAATGCCTAGAGATATTGCAAGAAGAAGAACTAGTCAGAATGATGAGAGTAGCATGACAGACGAGAGAACAGAGACTAGAGTAAGAGTCACTAAGGAAGGATCAGAACCCGCTCCCTTTGGTGGAGGTTGGAGTACTGATAGGGCACCAAGAGTACGTCGTACTGGTGCTGGAACAATCAACAGATTCAAGGTAGAAGATGGCGAGGAAGTTCTTATCAAGTTCCTTGAGGCAGACGCTCCCTTTGCTTCCTATTGGCAGCACTGGATTGACAAGAAGCCTTACACATGCCTGATTGAGAATTGCCCGCTATGTAATATCGGTGATTCTCCTAAGCCTGTTGACTGTTTCAACGTAGTTAAGATGACAGAGAGCGGACCTCTTCTGTATCTATGGCAGGCATCTCCTGATCCTGCTGGTGCCATTAAGGTAAGGGCTGACAACAAGAGAACTTCTCCCCTTAACAGAGATGACCTGTACTTTGCGGTGTCAAAGGTTAAGGGCAAGAATGGTTTCCCTTCTTACAACGTTGACGTTGTAAAGGCTGAAGAATTGTCAGAAGACTGGGGCATGTCGCCTCTTACAACAGAGCAGATGGAAGCATTCCAGATGGAAGCTTATACTTCTGATGCTGTTCTTAAGTCAACACCAAGACATGAGCTTGTTGAACTAGCGAATACACTGGCTGACTAGACGATGAAACGTGGAATCATTCTAAACGAGGATGATCTGCGCGAGGTAGTCAAGTACTTCACAACTAAAGACGCATTCGTGTTTGACGTTGAAGCAACAGGACCGCACAGGAATGTGCCCCACCTGGCTAATGTTACATGGATGGGACTGGCAACAGATGGGGTGGCCGTAACTATACCGTTCGGCCACCCCAACGGCTCTCGTATCATAGGAGAGAAACCAGAGTTCCATCAGTACAAAACAGGTAAGAAAATTGGTGACACATATTCACGAATGGTTCCTGTTTATGACGATCCGCCTCCGCAGATGAGCGCGGGCAAAGTCTTTGAGATATTAAAACCTCTCTTCTGGAAACCACAGATCAGGAAGACAGGACACAACCTGATCTATGATCTGACTGCAACCGCGAAATACTGGGGTGAAGTAGCTCCACCCCCATACGATGACACCATTGTCATGCAATGGCTACTCGATGAGAACATGCTACGTAAAGACCTGAAGACATTGACCAAGAAATACTATGGTGCTGACTACGATAAAGAGGGCGTAGGAAAAGCAGTAGAGAAGTACCCATTAGGTGTCGTTGATTACTACCTGTACTGTGATGTTGTGTACGACTGGTTACTACGTGAGAGATTTAATCCGCAAATTGACGAAGAGGGATTGCGGGAGATATACAATCTTGAGATGGATGTACTTAATGTACTAGTAGGAATGCAGCTACATGGTGCTAAGGTTGATGTCCCAAGACTTGAGCAGCTTCAGGTTGACTTGAAGGTACAAGTTGAGCAAGCTGAGGCAGAGATTTATAAAGCTGCCGGTAAGAGATTCAATGTGAATTCTACTCCGCAGAAGCAGAAGATACTTTATGGTCCCAAGCCTGAAGGTCAGGGACTAAAACCCTGGAAGCTCACAAAGGGCGGCAAGGGAAAGACGCTCCCCGAAATTACAGACTACTCAACTGATTCAGATGTACTGGCTTCCTATCCTGGTAACAAGGTAGCTGTTGCTCTGACTAAGTACCAGGATGTCAACAAGATTCTTACTACCTACGTAACAGGATGGCTTGGCGATGGTGCTGAGAAAAGTTCTATTATCTATAACGATCATATTCACGCTGACTTTGTACAGTATGGCACTGTTACTGGTCGTTTTTCTTGCCGAGAACCCAATCTGCAAAATATTCCTCGACCTAGCTCTGATCTTGGGCGAATGGTTCGTGGTGCGTTCATTAGTGAAGAAGGCGGTAAGCTTATCGTCGCAGACTACGGGCAAATTGAGCTTGTAGTTCTGGCTCACTTCCTTGGACAAGGAAAACTGTATGACGGTTTCATTCAGGGTATTGATCCTCACACTATGACCGCTGCTATGGTTCTAGGTAAAAGGCCAGAGGAAATCACTAAGGATGAACGACAGAGGTTCGGTAAGACTCTTAACTTCGCCGTGGTATATGGTGCTGGTATCAATAAGGTAGCTGCTCTTGCTGAAGTACCAGTGAGTGAGGCCAAGCAGATTCTAGCCAAGCACGCACGACAGTTCCCAGAAATCCCGGCATTCAGGGATGAGGTAATCAGGATCACTAAGTCTCGTAAGCCTCAGCCTTACCTGACTACTCTTATGGGACGTAAGAGAAGAATCACTGGGCTGTACGCAAGAGATGATGGTATCAGAATGTCAGCCGAGAGACAGACGTTCAACTCCCTGATCCAAGGTGGTGCGGCAGATTTAATTAAATT